ACGGGATCTTGGTTTGCAGTGATTTCCCACAATGTCACTTACATGAGTAACAATGGAGCTTCACTTGCAAGATAGCCTAGCGATCTCTTAGTGGTGTATTCTAGCATCTGCGACGACGCACGGCCCAATGAACCTGTGAAAGCAGCTCTAGATATGGCTGATGCTCCCTGGCTCAAACGCCCAGTTATATTTGTCCACCAGTGAGGGTACTTGTGGTCCAAATATCTGACAATGTTTTGTGCATGTCCAGGTGGCTTGATTTGCTTTGGAATGCGAATCACGAATCCAGCATCAACATTTGGTCTCCATTCAATATTTTGATGGATTTCAAACATCAAGTCGCTGAGCCTGGATATACCCTGAAAGGCAAGGCCCATCATATGGGCACCAGACCTCTCTGCTTCGGCTGTGATTGTGGTAACACCATTACCTGCACCCAAATAATCAAACACTCCTTCACTGTTGGAGCGAAAGTAGTGACTATAATCAGTCGGTTTATACTTAACCTCCACAGTGTCCAAACCAAGTCGTTCAACCTTGGTCGACAGTTGAAACAGTTCCTCAACACTAACGGGAGTGACCCCGTCTGCACCAAGAACAGCCTCAACAGGAATGTTGTCAATAACAGCTACCAATCCAGATGCGGAATCCATCCTACCTTTATAACTGGCACGAATGCAAGCTCCAACACATCTAGCGTCTGCGACCGTGTCACTAGCGCAGAATGTGGAAGCACCTTGGGGTGAAACCGTACCTGAAGTGGTTCCACTGCACAGAGGATTGCCTGAGGTGTTGATTGGGTGGGTATCGGCATTGGCTGACTGGAAGTACAGAAAATTGTATGCTCCAGGCCCATTTGGGGAGCCACTTGTAAAAGTGGGATCCCAAAGAATGTAACCATTTGTCGTGGAGTCAGAAGGTGACAGAACAGTCTTCAACTTATTTAACATACCTTCAGAAGTGCTATAGAAGCCCTCAACTAAAGGTCCGTTACACGGATCAGCGACCATGGCAGCATACATCTGAGTATCTGACATGGTTTTCGGTCCAGAACGAGTTTTCCTTCGGGTTTGTTTTCTCTTACGAGGAACATTTCGATTTTTATTGTTAGCCATCTTTCCTAAATGCTTGTTTATAACTCTGTAGGTTATAGGACCCCGGGACAAGCTCAATAACCTAGAGCACCTAAGGTTGTGGACATAATGCAATAATAATGCGAAAACAAACCCAAAACGAATCATAACGAAACACAAAAATATGTGCGCAATGATGTTATAAAACGTTTTGTTCTGCCATGACTCATACAATCCAATCGCAACTCCAAAGATAGGGTTGATGAATCTAAATATTTCTTCTAATAAGCAATTCAAAAATATTCGTTCACCAACCTTCTCAATGTCACCATCACCATCGTGTACCAACAAATCTGAATGATTTGGTTCTGACCAATCTGTGGTGATTATTTTGCTGGCTGAATCAGACGTAAGGACGACTGGAAATGAACTTTGCAAAGATTCTTCCAGGTCCTTCATCTCTTGTATACTAATTCCATACAACCTCATCATCCAATTGAGTGTTTCGTTATTGTATTCAATTTCTTCGTTAGCGTATTCATTATACTCTTGTGTAATTGATGTAGTCATATGGTATTTTAGGTATATTGGGTTCTTATACAACCCTTTCATTATTGGTAAATTACCAAACGTGTGTTTCAATCCATTTAGGATTCCAGCGAATTGTTCTTCTTGTTGATTACGCGTGTAGTTAGTGTTCTTGCACCAAAATGTTTTTGCTAACGCTCTGCCAATCTTAGGGACAAGGACGTATCCTTGTTCACAAGGGGCGATGTATGAGGAACAGAATTCGAGATTGTCTCTATTCTTCACAAACATTTTGGACACAAATCCTAGACGCTGGAGCTTTGTTATAGCCCGGTCCACCACCTTAGTGTTTGGTTGCTCGTGAAGGAAAATCACGAGATCGTCTCCTTTGACGACGATGGAATCAATCCTGTTTCCAAACACATGGTAGGCCAATATCAAACTTATGACGGTGTTACCGCCCAATGTCTCACTACGCCCTGAACAACGTAAGCCTTTTACCACGTAGCGCATGTTAAATGGTGCAAATACGTTTATGCTTTCTGTGTCTAGCCTCATTAAGCGACACACGTCTTCAGGGAAACCACACTCTTTGAAGAAATCAATAAGAATATTCAGTACCTCAGTACCCTGAGTGGAATCAAAAGCTGAAAAATCGCTTTCAATCGGGACTTTGCCCATGTCCAATCTAGAGCCAATGAAATTACCAATTTCAAGACTGTCCCCATGTAATGGGAACAAAATGTTCGTTGGTAAGAACATGCTCAGACGCTCCATACAGGGAATCAACCACCGGCCAACTCTGAAATTCAGTTCAACGTTGCTACTGTGAATTGGTCTTGGTGCTTTTGTGGTACTGGGATAAAACTCTCGCTTGATGAACAACTTGGATTGGTTCCAAGTTTCATCAGTATAGAAAATATCCCTATTCTCTAATTCTTCATTCCGCAATTTTCTCTCCTTCTTACCCGGGAAACGGGAAACCCAATCTTCCCAGGACAGGGGATCGAGATAGTAAGAGATATGTTTTGCTGTGGTGATTAAGAAATCTGGAACATTAACTTTCTTCCAGATTTTGACATCTTTTGGAATTTTCTGCAGTACTCGTTCTCGTACGCAAGCTTCATAATTGTGTGAGCAACGACGGGGCATGCATGGCACATGATCCCGATGGTAGACGAAAGGATAAGCACACACACCCGGTACACACTCTTCGTGTTCTGGAGGTTTGTATTCAATCACTTTCTCTTTTCCTGCAATTTCCTTAAATTGTTTGATATCACAACAGTAATCAAATAACTTCAAAGTCAACGTTCTGGTCTCGTATTTTAGGTAAAATAAACCCAAACCAATGCATGCTAGTAACATCGGGTAATCGAGACTGTACATTGACAGTGATATCACTGTTTCATAGTTCGCAAAACAAACGTATGAAAACAGCAACATACCGACAGCCATGATGGGAGTAGTGAAATCCCATCTGTCCTGTGTCATTGTAACACGTGAATTGTACTCTTCCAACTTTCTGAAATGGTTTTCAGTAAGTTTACCAAGGTTTGGCAAAGGATCACTCTGAAGCATTCTGTGATAATGCTCAAAAGCTTTCCATGGATCCAACTGCCTCTCCCTGGCTTTGCGTACAACTCGTCTACCACCAGCTGTTATTGTCTTTGCATTTAATGCGTCGAAAATTGGCATTTCGAAACGCACCAAATTGTCATAGACATTGTCAGTGAGGTCGACCTGTGTTTTACGCGTAAGAACTGCTTCAGTTATGGCGAACCGGAAAACATAAACTTCTTCACAAGATCGTATGCATTCCCAAACGAGGGTATGCTCACCATCCGTGTAGAATTCATCATTCAACCACGCCATATCTGAATGTACGTAGGATTGATGGTTTCCTTTGGTTACAACCTTAACCATGCCACCATTCTTTACATATGACATCTCTCCATCCATAATCTCACCCGATTGGTGAGGGTATAAATGGATCAATGCATAATGTAACTGTATTTTCTGTCGTTTAATGCACTTGATCATATCTTCTGGTGAGATGTAGTATAACGAGTGCACTGACATTGAAATAACATGGTCGCATGTGCAAGTTTGCCAAGTATGGTCACAATTCAATTTCTTTGGTAAAGCAAATCTACGAAGAACATCCTTCGCTTCAAAGTTTGGAATGCAACTGTGGATGAAATTTCGTTTCAAATTTTTGTGACGCTTGGCAGCTCCCCCAACGTCCAAAATTAGACCATCTGTAATTCTGGCGTTGATGAAATCGGTTTGTATCTCTTGAATTATGAAAGCTTCCAAAATTGATCTGAATGCAGCGCATAATGGATGTTTGTTATAACAATTAGTACGCTTAACAGTTTCAAGTTTGGTTTGATGGTATTTGCTCAACAAATCGACTTTTTCTTGCGTGTAATACAACGACTTAGGGATAGAGTACTCAACCTGGTTGAACAACCTGGTTGGGCACTTGTCAATAAGTCCTTGATACGTGGTAATCTTTATCGCTGGGAAATAACCAACCTGGTTATTTCGCCTTGATTTCTTAAATCTTTCTTTAGATGATGCACTCTTTACGGATGCTACATCATCTTGGGTTTTAAATTCTGGCTTAAAGGCCACTTCGTC